GTGGCGGCAGCGTTAACGGGTCTGGCCACCTAATCCTGACCAAGAATGATGCTTCGACGCTGGATGCGGGAAGTGTTGTCGGACCGACGGGTCCAACCGGCCCTACAGGTCCTATTGGCGCTACTGGCGTGGCTCCGACGGGTTCCATTGTCATGTTCTCGGCTCAGACGCCGCCCGCGGGTTGGCTTCTTTGCACGGGTCAGGCTGTTTCGAGGACTACTTTCGCGGCGCTCTTTGCCGTTATCGGGACAACTTACGGCGCTGGAAACGGCACTACGACCTTCACTCTCCCGAACCTGCTGAACCGGTATCCGCGGATGGACTCCGTAACCGCGAACCTCGCCGGCTCTGGCGGGGCTACTAGCCACACGCATCCTATTGCGAGTCACTCGCATAACGTTGATGGTGGAACGCCTGCCGCGGTCGCGCACGTGACGATTCTCTCGCAAGCTTCACCAAACGTGTTCATGGACAGGACTGTAGGCGTTCCTAACTGGAGTGCGAACATCCAGGGTGAGGTGACACCTGTCGCGTCTTCTGCGGGAACCGAGAACACTGGTGCCGTGGTTACTGGCAAGACTGATACGGCTACGCCAGCTCTGGCGGCCACCGGGTCGAACGGCACCGATAACATCCCGCCGTACCTGAACCTGAACTTCATCATCAAGACTTAACATCGAACGGAGTCGTAGTGACCGTAGTCATCAAGTCCACCGGCTCCTTCGACCAGACTGAGAAGTTCCTGAAGCGTCTCGCTGGCAATTCGATCTACAAGAACCTGGACACGCTAGCGCGCCGTGGCGTATCGGCACTGGCCTCAGTGACGCCTACTGAGACTGGCGCTACGGCCACATCATGGGACTACCAGATTCAAAATAGCAGCAGAGAAGTGAAGATCACGTGGACAAACTCGCATAAGGATGCGACGGGAACGCCCATCGTGATCATGCTGCAATACGGTCACGGTACCGGAACCGGCGGGTATGTTCAGGGACGGAACTTCATCATTCCAGCCATCGCACCGGTATTTGAAGCGATCCAGAACGAGGTTTGGGGAGAGGTGAAGTCTTCGTGAGCGCGACGGTTGAGGAACGCATCGTTGAGATGACGTTCAAGGGCAACGGCTTCGCCGAGGGCGCTCAGAAGGCCATTCAGGCCCTTACCCTACTCAAGGATAAGCTGGGGAATCTCAAAGGGTCTGAGCAGGACATCAACAATCTTGATGCCGCAGGGAAGAAGTTCTCCCTAGCCGGGATGGCTAGCGGTCTCGAGCAGGTTGCCGGGAAGTTCAGTGCGCTTGGGATCACTGGCATAACGGTTCTTTCGAATCTAGTTAACCGCGCAGTCAACGCGGGCATATCCATAGCTAAGTCCCTGACGATCGACCCGATCAAAGCCGGCCTGGACGTCTACGAGACGAAAATCAACGCGATCCAGACCATCCTTGCGAACACTGGCGCAGCTGGAACGAAGCTTAGTGACGTCACTAAGGCTCTTGATGAACTGAACAAGTACGCCAACCAGACTGTTTATAACTTCGGTCAGATGGCGCAGAACATCGGGACGTTCACGGCTGCTGGCGTTGATCTTAAGACTTCAGTCGCATCGATTAAGGGTATCGCGAACCTGGCCGCGCTCTCCGGGTCAAGCGCAGAGCAAGCTAGTACCGCCATGTACCAGCTTTCGCAGGCTATCGCTAACGGCAAGGTCAACCTGCAGGACTGGAACTCGGTTGTCAATGCAGGTATCGGCGGCAAGGTCTTCCAGAGCGCACTAGAGCAGACAGCCAAGGCTACCGGCGTCAATATCGATGCCATCATCAAGAAGGCCGGCAGTTTCCGGAACTCCCTTCAACAGGGTTGGCTCACTAGCAAGATCCTGACGCAAACGCTTACTACCTTCACGGGTGACCTAACCGCGGCCCAGCTAAAAGGACTCGGTTATACCGCGGCCCAGACGAAGGCCATCCTGGCTCAGGCCAAGGCTGCTCAGGATTCGGCAACTAAGATCAGGACGATTACCCAGCTTCAGGCCGCTTTGCGTGAGGAAGTAGCAACAGCGTGGTCGACTGTATGGCAATCGCTCCTTGGAAACATTAATGACGCTACGACTCTCTTGAGCGGCGTACACACGGTTCTCGAGAACCTCTTCACGAAGCCGGCTTATGATCTTAATGCTTTGCTGATTCAGTTCAACAAGCTTGGCGGACGCACTGAGATCATCGCAGCCATAAAGCAGACATTCAGTGATCTTGGCCGCGTGCTAAAGCCGATCGCACAGGCTTTCCGGGAAGTATTTCCGCCGGTAACGGCGCTAAACTTGATGAACATCGTTCTCGCATTCGAGAATTTCCTTGATGCGGTACGGCTCAGCGACGAAAGCATGAAGAAGCTGAAGACGACGTTCGTGGGCATCTTCTCTGTTGTCAAAATAGTGTTCGATGTGATTACCGGACTCGGGCATTCTCTGGCGATCATGTTCGGTACCGCCGAGGAAGGCAGTGGGAGTTTCCTTACGCTGACTTCTCACATCGGCCAGTTCCTGATCAACGTCCGGAAGGCTATCGAGCAAGGCGACGGGCTCACCAAGTTCTTTACTGCGCTGGGGCATGTTCTCGGATTCCCGGTAAAGGCGATTGAGTTGATCGTAGGAGCTCTAGGCGGGTTCTCCGGGGCGATCGACAAGGCCGTTGCCGCCATTAAGCCGTTCGTCCAGAAGGTCGGGAACGTCTTTAAGGGGCTTTCCACAGCTATCGCTGATGGTATCAAATCAGGTAATTTCCAGAACGTCGTCAATATTATTAACCAGCTATTGCTGGGTGGGGTGCTTGTCGCGATCAGGAACTTCATCAAGAACCTGGGCCAAGGCGAAGCCAAGGGCGGTGGTTTGTTTGCAACGATCAAGGAGTCATTCGAAGGACTGACTGGCGCTCTGAAGGCGATGCAAACCAACCTGAAGTCTGGAACGCTCGAGAAGATCGCTATCTCGGTCGCTCTTCTGACTGCTTCGCTAATCGCCTTGTCGTTCCTTGACGTCAACAAGCTAACTAAGTCACTCACGGCGATTACTGTTCTATTCGCTGAGATGCTCACGGCCCTCTCGGTCGTGGTCAAGGTGACGGATAGCGCTGGAATCGTCAAAATGGCAGCCATCGGAGTGGCTCTGAACCTTCTGGCAACTGCGATACTCATCCTGGCCGGTGCGGTAGCAATACTTTCCCAGTTCTCCTGGGCTGAACTCGAGAGAGGACTTGGTGCCATCGCGATATTGCTCACAGAGCTAGTCGCGGCAACCCTGGTCATGTCTGCTAACACGAAGGGGCTCGTTGCCTCGGCATATTCGCTCGAGGTCATGGCCATTGCGCTGAACATCCTAAGCGCGGCAGTAAAGACTCTCGGATCACTGGACTTCGGCACACTGGTAAAGGGAATCGGGTCGATTGCGGCTCTTCTTGTCTTGATGGTGGCCTTCCAGAAGTTCAGCGGAGGCAAGGGGCTGATCAGTTCAGCAGTCGCGATGGTTCTTATCGGGGCAGCACTGAACGTCATGGCAAACGCCATCGCATCACTAGGTAAGCTCTCGGTCAAAACCCTAGTCAAGGGGATTGCGGCCATCGCTGCCGTCTTGCTAGTCCTTGTCGTGGCGATGAATGCCATGGAGGGATCGATCCTCGGTGCTGCAGCGCTAGTTATCGTAGCGGCCGCGGTGCTTATCCTGTCAAAGTCTCTATCTGCCCTTGGTGCCCTGTCCTGGTCAGCCATCGCAAAGGCTATCGTGCTGCTTGCCGGCGCTCTTGTCTTGCTGGCTGCGGCTTCGATCGTGATGGAGGCGTCGCTCCCCGGAGCGGCCGCACTTCTAGTCATGGCTGCGGCTCTGGCGGTTCTTACTCCAGTGCTTATTGCCTTCAGCCAGCTAAGCTGGGAAGAGATTGCTAAGGCTCTGGTAGCCCTGGCCGGCACGTTCGTCGTCATTGCGGCGGCTGGCGTCTTGCTAGCTCCGCTGGTTGTGGTCTTGCTCGCCCTAGGCGCTGCTATCCTGGTCATGGGCACGGGCATTCTTGCCGCTGGCGCCGGAGTTACACTACTCGCGGCAGGCTTGACTTTGATGGCGGTAGCGCTTACGGCCGCCGGGGCAGCCATCGCGGCGTTCGTGACGACTATTCTCGGAAGCCTTCCGGCGGCCGTTAATGAGGTAGCCAACATCATCCTGGCCTTGGCCGAAGGAATTACGAAG